CAATAACTTCTACAATCTTTAGGTTAGTTGTAGGATCTTCTGCAGCACCAGAGAAGATAACAATAGACTTCTTACAGAAAGCAATGAGGAAGCCATTAAAGGCTGCTAGGGCTACGATGCTGTCAGTACCGTTAGTGAATTGACTCTCTAAGTTAATTGATCCAGAAGAGCCTCCACTCCATTTAAAGCCTGCTAAAGCATCTGACCAAGTGATGGTAACTTTATCACTGGTGGTGTCAGCAACCCATAAGCGACCAAAAGCACCTAGTACTTCATTAGCTAAAGGTACAGTACCTGAGTAGCCTGCATGAGCGGACATAAGACCATAAGTATTAGCTACATGGTCATACACTAAAGGATCATGTGCTCGTTGGAAGAAGAAGGTCATATCATTAAAGTCAATGACTTTCCAATCCTGTGCTGTCCACGTAGAACCAGTATACTTCAGAGTAAGTGTTGTTGTACCTGAATAGATCTTGTTATCACCGATACTTAAGATCTCAGTTGTACCGTCATCCTTGATAACTTGTTTGATAACGTATGGTTCTGTGTTGTTAAACCCTGCAGCGGTATTAACATTATCCCATCCTCGTCTAGCAGCGATACGACCGAATTGATCAATCACTGCATTCTGAGCAACAAGAGCATAGTCTTTTGTCAGTGATACAGAGGAGTCTTGGGTGTTAAGTCCAGCAAAGCCAGGAGCAACAATACTGATGGCTTTGAGTTGATCTGCCATTATACAGCATCCCAGGTAATCTCATCTTTAAAGCGTTCAGCTTCAATAGAGATATAGTTAGCTACAGTCTTACGATATAGTTCTGACTGCTGATCAGATAACCTACCACCATCTTCACCACGTTCATTGATAGCACGAAGATAAGCACCTTGTACAATCATATCCTTAGGCAACCATGCGTTGTCTAAGTCATTAACAAGATCTTCCTGTGGTACGACACACTCTACTTTGATGGTATAAGCTTGATCAGGAATAGGGAATACATTCAGTGTTAAGACACCAGTGCTTGGTGTAGAACTACCAAAACTATAGTAGTAAGGTCTACCAGCCTGTGTAGGGTTTACGAACAATAAGGTATTCATACGATCTTCAGAGACCTTCTCCAAATACATGTGAGCACTGGGAAGATAAACACTTAATACCTTTGTTCGTGGATTCGTTGATGGGATCTCATAACCATAGACTGTTGCTGAAGTGGTTATGGTCTTAGTTGTACGTAGAATAGCCCAGTTCCAAGAGTCTTCAACTTCTCTCTTAGTTTCGTTAACCATCTCTCCAATCAACTGTGAATAAGAAGATTGAGATACAGTCTGTACAGTAGGCTCTCGTACTCGTAGCAATACAGCATTAACTAGATCTAGATAGCTTGTAGCCATTTATTTCACCACTTAGTTCTGTCAGACCAGTAGGCCGCTGACATCTTACCTTTAGCGATATTCTGGGCATGACGAGCTTTAAAGGATTCCCTACGTTTACGATAAGAAGATGATTCTCCTTCTTTCTTTGGAGAACCAGATACACCTTGTTGACCGAAACGAATCGTCTTAACTTGATCACCGTCCTTTGCTACAACAACGTGGCTCTTAGTAGGATGGTCTGGTGTTTTTTTAGGGCGATTATATCCAGACACTCCTGCTCTTTCTAAGCGAGGATCTTTCATTTCTTCTTAGCAGTTTTTGCTGCCTCCTTAAAAGCCTTGTTTGTAGGAGCACCTTTGCTTCCAGGCTTCCTCATCTTTTCTTTGGAGCCTTCAGCAATACGCTCACGTTTAGCGTGGATGTTAGCGTATAGACCTTGCTTCATTTCTTACGCTTTACTTCTTTAGCTTTCATCAAACACTTACCAGCCTTCTTACACTTTGCTGGTGTTGGACATCCTGGACATGGTTTCATTTCTTCTTTCCTTTCTTAGCCATACCTGCTTCAGATAAAGCAATCGCCACTGCTTGCTTACGAGACTTAACAACAGGACCACCTTTACCGCTATGGAGTGTACCTTCTTTGTACTCTTCCATAACCTTCTTAATCTTCTTTGGGTTTTGTTTCATTAGTTTTATTCCTTTTGAAGATAGACTGAATAGTGTCTGTTTCCCAGATACGTATAGCTGTCCATACGATGGTTAGTACTGCAGCGATAGCAGGTAGTATGTTAGCTAATGCACCTACTACAGTGATGATAGATACAGCATCACCGATCTGCTTTACTTGTTCGTCTACGTGTTGGAGAGCCATGATTAGGCTACACTGTCAGCACCACTTAATGAATCGGCAGCAGCAACTACAATCCACTGGCAGGTTGCTTCGTCTAATACTGCATCATCTGTAGGCTTTGGTGGGATAAAGGCATCACGTTGGGGATCGTAGGTGTATCCGATGCCAGCATGGTTTTTACGCATGTTGCCGTTGTAGCTGGTCTGCTTCCAATACGGATAGCCGCCTGACCAGTTCTGCAAGAACCAAACACCCTTCCATTCTTGCTCTTGACCGTTTTGGTCCAGCAGCTCGTTGTTGTGGACAACATGCACTTCAAGCACGTTGTTGTTTTGATCCAATTTTGCAAAGTGCGCCATAGCTGACCTCAGAATGTGATGGTGCCGTTGCCGGTGAACGTATAAGTGCGATAACCACCAGAAACCGTAATGGTTGGTGATCCGGTCGTTGATGTCGCAGCAGCGTAGCTATCTGGATAGCGAATGATTACCACGCCAGATCCACCTGCTCCAGAACCCGCACCGGCGCCAGTCCACCCACCCCCGCCGCCTCCAGTATTTGGCGATCCGGCTGTGCTTCCTGCGCCACCGCCACCGGACCCACCTGATGCGCTACCACCAACGCCAGCTCCGCCACCGGCGTAGAAAGTTCCAGAGGATGTGGGCCATTCAGACCCATTACCTCCGTTGCCGCCGGTACCACCGGAACCATTGCCTCCAACTTGACCTGCTCCACCCCCACCACCACCCGAACTTGTTCCGCCGCTTCCGCCAGCAGAACCTTCTGCAGGTGTGTATCCGCCAGAATTACCAGCCGCACCACTTTGATTCGCTCTTCCGCCGCCGCCAGAACCGCCGGATGATGCCGTACCGTTTTCTCCGCTGCCTGCGCCACCACCAGATGCATTAACTGATGTAAATCCGAGCGTCGCTGTTAATGATGACTGAGATCCGCTATTGCCAGAACCAGTAGTGGTTTTTGATGCTCCTCCACTACCAATCGTAGCCGTGAATACTTGATTTGCTGAAGCCGTGTATGTCCCTTTTCGGAAACCGCCGGCCCCGCCACCGCCAGCCAAAGATGAGTGACCGCCACTCGCACCACCGGCTACAACAAGATATTCAATAGGTACTTGAAGAGCGATTGTCGTCGAAAGATTGGAGGCGTAAGACACCCAACCCTGCGTTGAATCCACATAAACAAGGTTTACCGCTCCTCTTTCCGTTGAAACCGTACCATTACCCGTACCACCATTTAGCTTGTTCCCATTAGGACTAATCGTCAGGTTGTTCGTATCCCACGTTCCCGCATAGTCCACAAGCGTAATCAGATCACCCGCACTAGGGCTTGCAGGTAAGGTCACGGTAAAGGCTGCTGAGGTTGTGTTGCAGGGGTATCCTCTTCCAGCGACAGCGGTGAAACCCGTGGTTTGTACTGCCTGCCACGAGAGACCGCCACCGCTGCCTCCAACATAAGACAAACTATTCCAAGCAGTTGAACCGTCTCCGGCTTTTATTTTCTTGGTATCAGTCTCTACACCAATCTCTCCTGCGGAAAGCGTTGGATTTGCGGATGTCCACTGCGACGCTGTACCTCTGCGAAGTTGAACTAACTGATTTACTGGCATTACGGTGTACCTCCATCAATATTTCCCCCACCTGTAGATGCAATAGTGATAGCACCATCACCGTTAGTGATTGTGATATTTGATCCAGCAGTCAGGGTAGCTTTAGTTAAACCACCAGAAGTATTACCAATCAGTAGTTGACCGTTGGTGTATGATGTCTGACCAGTACCGCCATAGAGTCTGCTAATCGTTGTAGCAGTCCATGTACCAGCCATAACCTCACCAGAGTCATTAACAGTGAATGCACTGTTCTGGATTAGTTTACCTGTTGTACCGTCAAACCTTGCTACAGCATTGTCAGTAGAAGATGCAGGACCAACAACATCACCAATACCACCACCACCACCAGCAGTAACCCAAGCAACATCGGTCTCTCCTGCATTAACGGCTAGAACCTTCGTAGCATTCGTAGCATACGAAGGTAGAATATTAGCTCTTGCTGTAGCTGCTGTCGTAGCTCCTGTACCACCGTTAGCAACTGCTATTGTACCAGTGACGTTAGCTGCATTGCCTGTGATGTTACCGGACACAATAGAACCACTAATGGAAGTGATCCATGTTGGGTTGCTGTAGCTACCTGAAGTGCTTACACCATCAGTAATACCATAACCACTCAGTGTGGTTGGTGTAGACGTAATCTTTGACCAAGCTAGTGCTGTCAGCCATGAAGGATTACTATAAGTACCCGATGTGCTGACACCATCAGTGATGCCGTAGCCACTTAGTGTTGTCGGTGTACCAGTTATTTTAGCCCAACCTAAGGATGTTAACCACGTAGGATTGGAATAAGAGCCTGTAGTGACTACACCATTGGTTGCTGTAGCTGCATTACCTGTGATGCTGATACCCCAAGTACCTGAAGCATCGCTACCAGTACGGCTAGGAACATCAAGGTTAGTTCTTGCATCAGCAGCAGTACTAGCACCTGTACCACCATCAGCAACTGCTAGATCAGTGATACCGCTAACAATACCACCAGTGATGTTAACCGTGTTAGCATTCTGTACAGCCATTGTACCAAGACCTAAGTTAGTCCTGGCAGTGGTTACATTAGATAAGTCAGAAAGATTGTTTGCTCTGAAAGCGTATGTTGTATCAGAGCCTGTAGCAGTAACACCAAGGTTAGTACGAGCCTGTGCAGCAGTGCTGGCTCCAGTACCACCATCAGCAACAGCAAGGTCTGTAATACCTGTTACAGTACCGCCTGTGATTGCTACAGCATTAGCTTCTTGATTACCAAGAGAACCAACAATTTTCTGTACAACAAAGCCATCACCAACATACA